TGAAAAGGAATTAAAGGCTTTGACGGATAGTATTAATGGAAACATTGAAACACTGAAAGAGTCCATAAAAAACAAAGTCAGTGCCGAGGACTTGGAAAAAAAGTTCGGTGATGTGTGCGAAAAGCTTGATAATTTTGTAGATGACAAAGGTGTTCTAATACTACCCGATTCGTTCGGAAAGCAGCAAGAGCAACTTGATGACATTTCTACAAAAATCAAGGGAATTGCAGAGATCGAAGATACCAAAGTTAAAAGCTTTGATGAACAAATGACCACAGCCCTTAAAGGGATGTTTGGCGAAGATGGCAAGTTGAAAAACAGGAACAAAGGCATAGGGAAAGGTCTTATTGCTGACACCGAAATAAAGGAGTCCCCAATTCTTACGGGCGACGTAAATGGTGGAGATATTGAAACCCAAACAGAACCCGGCGTTGATAGCGCACCATGGCGGTTAACCCCGATTTGGAATGCAATCAACAAGGGAACCATAGGAAAAGGACGTGATTCAATTTCCTGGTGGGAAGAAGCAACCAGGGGCGACAATGCTCAAATGACCACGGAAGGAACAGGATTAGAAAACGCCACTGGTTCATATAAGACCTGGGCTAAGAGGAGTATGGATATTATGACGATTATGGACTTTACGAAAGTTGGGGCGAATGTATTAGAAGATTGGGATGATATTAAGTCCGAAATCAATGATTTGATAAGTCATGGAATTCCACGCATGAGGGAAACTCAATTATGGGATGGTACAGGTGATGCTCCACAACTGAAAGGGATTTCGCATGAGGATTACGCTCAAACATTTGCGAAGCCTGACAATTATGACATGGTTCCACAGGCTAATGATACTGATGTTCTTATGGCTGCTATTCTCCAGGTGAATAATGGTGATACATCCGATACCAATAAGAAGGGATTTAATCCTAGCCTGGCAATGGTTAATCCTGGCACGATTACCAATATACAATCAGTTAAAAAGGCTGATGGAACTTATATCATACCTCCATTCATGGGTGCAAATGGTTTATCAATTGGTGGAGTTCGCTTAATTCCAAATCTTGACCTGGATGCCGATGAATTTCTTGTTGGTGACTTTAGCATGGCAAAGGCTTATATGAAGCGGAATATGAGAATTTCGTTCCATTATGAGAATGAGGACGATGTTCTGAGTGATCTGGTACTTGTTATGGCAAGCATGAGGTTGGCAGGGGTGAAAATTACTGCCTCTCAGAAATATGCCTTTGTAAAAGGTACATTTGCAGCCGGAAAAGCAGCGATTGAAGAAATTGTTGGATAAACCCTGGGGGTTAAAATAACCCCCTTTGTAAATTATTAATTTTAAATATAGAAAGGAATAAAAAAATGAAAAAGTTAATTATATTTTTGGGATTAATCCTGATGAGTGCGGCAATATTCGCACAGCATGAAACTGGGGACACGGTCGATTCAAAGACTCTGAGACAAGGTGTAACATTTTACGAATATACCGGGGCGGATAAAGATACGGTTGGAACTGACCTTGACACATTGTATTTTGAAGTGCTGACTAATAAGAATTGTCCTCTCAGTGTTAATGCAAGAGTTGAAGCTACCAAAGTATCTACGACTGAGCAATTCGGTATGATCCTCGAAGGAAAAATTTTTAAAAATGGGACATACGTAAAAATTGATTCAATTAATAGTGGAACTGCAGCAGGAGCCAAAGGGTTTGAACTTAATGAGCAGGTAATTTCATTAAGTGATACTTCTGGGGTAGCCACTCAATTAAGTGGTACAGCCGATAACTTTTATAGGTATTTCAGGATTGTTATAGGAACTGATGATGATTGTACGATTGCGGATAGATTTGCTATTAATGCCATTTTGTGGAAATTCTACGAACGATAGTAACTAGATTGTAATAATGCAGGCCGTGTAATACGGCTTGCATATTTACAGTCATAAAAAAAATACTGATATGAAGCATGTTGAAGTTGTATTAAAAACCGGAAAGACTATTTCTGTTATGCATGATGAAGTGGATGGCTTGAAAAAAGCCGGGTTATTGAAGACAGAGAAAGCCAAAGAAAAAGAAGAAAAGGTAAAGGCTAAAACCAAAGAAGAAAAAGGAGCAGGAGTTATCACGAAAGCTAACTTTAAGAAATAGTTATGCAGACCAGGATCAAAACAGACCTCACTACCGAGCCTCTGACTTTAGCTGTTATGAAACACTTCTTAAAGTACGAGGAAGGTGAAGCTGACGCAGAAGCTCTGACAGCAGAGGAAAGTCTTATAAATGCAATGATTAGTTCAGTACGTACCATTCTGGAAAAGCGAACTGAACTTGTTTTTGCTGAAAAGGTGATTGAAATTCTGTTTGACCCTGATGACTATCCTTTTGTTATTCCTGTCAGTCCTATTATTTCGGTTGATAAGGTTATTACTATTGATTACACTGGAACGGAAAGCGATCCATTGGTTCTCAATACTGGATATTATAAGTCAGGAATGTATGAAATTGAGTTGATTGTCCCGGGAATGATAAAGAACAGTAAATTAAAAGCAACAGTTACGGTAGGATATGGACACGCGGATACAGAAATATTGCCGGTAGCTTTGATGGATGCAATGAAAACGCAGGTTTTTCAATGGTATCAAAACAGGGATGACTTTATGGAAGGCAATGTTCTGGGATTAATTGACAAGGTCGTAATGCTTTTTAAAAGGGAATTTGTGTAATGAGAGCCACGAAATACGATAAGACGATAACTATTCAGCAAAGAACAAAGGTTGAAACCGAGTTAAAGGGATGGAAAAACACCTGGGCAAACCTTTATACGAGCTGGGCAAGTGTCCTGCCAATGTCGGGAGCAAAAGGGGTGGATTTTTCAAGAATGGGATTCATTGAAAGCTATGAGGTTGAAATGCGGAAACGTGCTGTAAACGTTGATGGTGATTGTAGGATTGTTTATGCAGGGAAAGTGTTTCAGATCAATAGTATTAAGATTCATGATGTTGTTAATTTAGATATTGCAAGGAAATGATTCAACTGACATTAGATACACGGGAATTTGATAGGGACTTGGCTAAGTTTGCTAAAAAAAATCACAATGATTTTAAGAAGGCAGTAAGCACGGCCACAATGAGGATGCATTTTCTGGCAGTTAATAGAGCAGCTAAGAAAACTGGTAATATGGCGAGAATGATAAGAATGCTTATAATCGGAAAAGGATTTACCGGGGACGTGATTAGTCAGGCGAATTACAGTAATGATGTGGAGAATGGAACGAAACCTCACACAATTACAGTGAAAAACAAAAAGGTGTTGGCTGGTCCTGCAAGGAAGGCTCCAAGTGGATGGACAAATATCAGTGGTGACTATGCTATTTATGGAAAATCAGTAAAGCACCCCGGTACGAAGGCGCAACCGTTTATGATGCCGGCATTCATGGCAGCGAAAAGGAAACTTTACAGGTTAATAGAACAGGCATTATGAAAGACCCGACAAATGCAATATTGAAAGCGTATGTAGATGTGTTGAAGGATTCTATTGTTTATGATGGGAATACGATTTATGCCGGAACAGCAATCCCGCAACGTGAAACAGAATGGGTTTATATTTATATCGAAAGCATGGAGAACATTAAAACGGAAGGAAAATCGTTATTTAATGCCTTAGTTGCATTACAGGTCGTTTCCATGCAGGATATACTAGAAAGTGATGACATGGTCGTTAATGATATATGTGAGCAAGTCATTGAATTGATAGACGATAAAGATGCCTTCACATTAAATGGTTTTGATTTGGCAGATTTGATGCCAATGAATTTTGATAGAGATGAGCAGACTACTGAATCTAATCATATAATTACAAGAAAAATACAAGTATCTAATTACATTCAATAATTAATTATTTAAAGAAAGGAAAATATTATGAGTTACAAACCAGGTTACAAAATTGTGTTGCAATTTGACGCAGCGGTATTGTGCGGGTTCCGAAATACCAATATGGACGCAGATGCCGATATGGCAGAATCCACAACCGGCGAAAGTACGAATCAATGGAAAGAATACGTTCCTATGTATAAGGGGATGACTTTTAGCGTAGATGGGTTGTATAACCCTGACACGGAACTTCAATCAGTTTTAGACTGCCTTACTTTGCTGAAAAACGGAACTAAATTCACAGCCGTTTATGGCGGAATTGAAGTCGGTGACGAATATGAGACAGCCGATGCCTACATAACTCATGTTGGTAAAACA